GTTGGTAAATCATTAAGTGTAATCCAATTGGCATTGTGCATAGCTTGTGGTGGAAGATGGTGGGGAAAAGATGTTACTGAGCGTGGTAACTCTATTATATTTGCCAGTGAAGATGATCTTCCAGAGATCCACAGAAGACTAGAACTCCTGGATCCCCTGGGAAAAAGATTCCAATCAGAGCATGAGGTTTATATCTTTCCGATTCCAGAGCAGAAAGAACCAATGATTTTATTGAGGGAAGAAGGTGTCACGGATCTTGCAATGGAATTAGTGGAAGAAATTAAATCAATACCAAATATTAAATTGGTTTGTTTTGATCCGCTCCAGGCATTTACCACTGGTAATGTTTCTAGTAGTAACGAGGTTGGCCAGTTGTGGGGATCTTACTGTGCAAACATAAGCGCAAGGTTACAGTGTTGCACGCTAACCGTACATCATTTAAACAAACAAGGTTTAACCGTAGATTCAGATGACCAGATGGTTCAGAGAACCAGCGTGAGGGGCGCCTCGTCACTCGTCGATTCGCAGAGGTTCTGCCTCACAATGGCCCTGGCAAGTGCAGAGGATTGTGAAAGGATTTGTGAAGAGCAACATGTACCCTACGACAGAATGGCGGTGGTAAGAGGCGCACTTGTAAAATCCAACAGCGGAGGCGTAGACTATTCTGCAAAAACATTATTTAGACGCAACGGTGTTTTAGAACCATTAAATGAACCGCTAGATACCAGTAATTTATATGACAATTTTTAGGAGAAAATTATGAACTGTTGGCAATGTAACCAAAAATTAATTTGGGGTGGCGATCATACAGGCGAAGATTATGACAATGAAGATTACGAAATTGTAACTAATCTATCTTGCCCTAAATGCGATGCCTTGGTTCTCGTATATCACCAAAAAAAACAATTTGATGTGGAATAACCATAGGGAGTGTTAGGGACATAGTATGGGAGTGTTAGGGACATACCTTGACCAAGATAGGGACATAACTCTAGTAAGAGGCTCCCATATATCCATACCATACCATGGTATATAGGAAGCGAACCCCTTGAGGGGGTTCAGCTTCCAGGGAAAAGAGAGAAGTAAAGAAATGAAAAGATTTAAAACAATAGACAAGGACCATTGGTGGATCACGGCACACACGAGCGAGCGGGAGCGAGCGGGAGTCTTTGTCCCGTTAGAGCTAGCCAGGAGAGACGGAGACTTCTCCAGGGTGAGAACAGTGGTATGGGCTTGGTACAGGCGCGAGTGCGGGCGGACGGATCTATCCGTGAGTGCGAAGCTTATTATGTGGGCGCTATGCGAGCGGTGGAGGTATGAAACCTGGAGCAGCCATGATGCGATTAGTTATTATGCAAAGATGACTGGTGTTAATAGAAAAACATCTGGTAGAGCTATGACTGAGTTAATTGAGAAAGAGGTGGTGTGGTGTGTCCTGGAAGGTGAGCAGAAAAGATTAAGGAAATCACAACCTGGTGGTAAGAAGCATTTTTTGTTAGTGGGCCTGGTAGATCTATTGTAGGTGAGCGCACACGGAAGGTTGTAATGGAGGAGTTCCCGCGCGCGCTCGTGAGAGGATCAATCAGAGCGATCAATCCATCTAACTATTAACTCTACAACAAGTAGAGCTGTAATGGTAGTTAAAGCCATTGTTAAAATTATTAGTTTAATTGCCTCAATCACTTCTTTTCTTTTTTATCTTTGGTTTCTTTTTTCTTTTTGTTTTTGCCGAAGATGCGATCAAATTCAGATTCATATTTTTTACGATCTGGTATTGGTCTTGGCGTACTTCCTTTTCCTGACATTGGTTACTCCTGGTTGTTTAAAATTGATTCAGCAATGAGCTGTAATATTTCGTCTCGGTCATCATCTGCATGTAAGCCGTAGTTAATGACCATATCTGTTATTTCTATTTCTAATAATCCTTTGTTATCCATTTCAACAACCTCATCATATATATTTTCTAGTTGTTGCTCGTTGTATATTACGCTCATGGTTACTCCTGGTTAATATGTTTATAGCGTTTATCTTTTGCAAACGCCCTGGTTAGTTTCGTGCGGTCATCTTTAGATACGATTCTTAATAGTTTCTCTGGTGTTAAACCATTTTTCCATCCACCGCTTTGGTTTAAGCCGTATTTATCGCGCATTTGTTTCATTATTTGTTCTGTGGTCATTTCTAAAGCCTCTCAACGCCATTTTTGTCAACGTAGGCTATGTTGTCCCCGTCTATGTCTTTAAGTAACCACGCGCCTTCTGTGTTCGTTTTAGAGGTATCTTCTGAAATGTAGGCATAATCGCCAGTGATTCCATTGTCTGCCATATGAGCTTTATATTTTGCTAGTGCTTGGTCAAATGTCATAGTCTTTCAGTGAATAATAAAATTAATAATTGTATTTGGTCATCTCTTAGATTTCTCAAATGCTTTGGTATTCGTCTTCTGTCTATCTTCATTATTCTTGATCCTCCTTGGTAATTATTAGATATGCTCCATGTAGGCAAAAGACCATGAATGAAAGCACGATTAAAACTTGTATACAGTTAATCATTGAGCTGCCCTCCTGGCTTTTGCTTTCTCGTTGTTATGATGCCTTGTCTCTTCGTTAAGTGGAGCGTGTAGCTCGTCTAAGTAGTCCAGGGCTAGTTTTTTCTGGTCTTTGGTTAATTGTATTAAGATCTTGTAATCTGATCTTTTCCACATCGGCCATTGGTAAAAACACTTATCTTTGTTTTTGTATTCCCAGAGAACTGGTTTATCTATACCAGGGATATGATCTTCCCAGGTGTAAAAGTCATTTTGAAATTCGCTTGCAAATGTCATTGTCTAACCTCCTAGTTTTTTAGAAAATGATTAATTAAATAAGAACCATGCCAAGCTTTGCGCCTGGCTGGTTTTCTAAATAGTTTTTTTAATAAGTTCATTACGCTACCTCCTCTATTTTGAAATTTAATATCCTGTTCGTAAGAGCCACCCTCTCTGGACCTTGAAAATCCATCTTGGCAATATCGTAAGCATAGGCAAGATCTGCTTCTGCTTGTTTTTTTGTTGGATAAGTAACCCAATCATTTTTTCTAAAAGCAAACCAGTTCTTTGTTATATCTCCAACATATATACCACCCAACTTTTTACCTTTTTCTGTAATTACATATTTCATCACGCTACCTCCCATGTTTTTTTGTAAGCCATCACATGTCTTTGTAAACCACCCTGGTTGTAGATTGGTTTATCAACCTCGGTCTGACAACCTAACATGTAAGGGTTGACATTCTGAACTCTTCCATCTTCCAACTCAATAGTTACTGTTTTGTGGTAATACTCACAAGGCACAACCTTTGTAACAGTTCCCCAACCAGGTATGTTGGCCATGTCACCTTTGTAATAGATCTTGTCACCAGCATCAATGCCACCAACATATCTTTCATCGTTCCATTTGTGTTTATTAGTCATTTTTCCTCCTTATTTAACAACCTCATTACCCACTAAGTATAGCATGTACAATGCACATGTCTACTCTTTTATACTATTAATTTAAGTTTTTTGATAGTGTCCTGGGCGTCTTTGTGTAGGATCCCAATACCACCAGCTTGTATCCAGGCGTTGATGTTATCTGCTCTATCATCAATTAGTATGTGGTCCTCCCTGGCATAAACGGCCTTATGTTTGCCTTTGATGGTGCATGTTACAAGCACTCCAGGATCAACATTTTTTCTAATCCAGAAATATTTATCAGCTGCAACTCTCTTTCTGTTTACATCACCAGTTGCTGTTAAGATCTCCCAATACAAACCAGTGCCTTTTACATAATTAATTAGATCTTGCATACCTGGCATAATTGGTAACTCCAGGAACAGTCCCTGGTCACTTAAATCTTTTTTTCTATCATCATAAGTGACAGGATCTAAAGGGCCGTTTAAAAACTTTGGCCCTTCTACTCCTTTGACAAAATCAGCTAACACTCCGTCCATGTCTATAAATATGTTCATGCTACTCCCTTGTCATATCTGGTCATTTTATCTTTTGGTATTTCCTTGTGAATCCAGTCAATAATCATTGGATCTCTTTGGGTTGCTTTGTATGTATTCATAAACATATAAGCATCACAATCTTCCTCCAGGTAAACTTTGTTACCCATTTGGTAGCTGAACGGGCTGATCTTGTTGGCTATGCCTAGATCGTCTAGCTCTCTATCTTTAACAACCAGGTATCCATGGCTGCCTGTTATGTAAAATTTATATTCCATTATTTATCCTCCTTATTTTTTAATGCTCCAAGTATCATCTCAAGCATCACAAGATCGTCCCAAAAAACTTTGTTCTTTTGGAATTTGATATTCCCAATAGTCATTTCAAGTCTTTCAGCTAAAGTATATCCACCAATCTTTTCCATATAATTAATAAATCTAGTTACTGGTTTCATTATCTATCCTCCTATGTTGTTTTTAACCAGGCACTTACCATAAACATGGTTGGCATAGTTAGTTAGTTTCTTTGTTATCTTTTCTTGCTCAGCATCTTTCTTTGCTATCTCTTCTTTATCCATCATTGTTGTGTTGACAATCTGAACATCAACCATTTTTCTCACATGGTGTATTGTCTTCATTTCGCAGATCTTTGCTTTTTGGGCATCAGTTAACTTGGTAACATCAACAATCTCCTGGAACTCAGCAAGCCATTCTTTGCTATCCCAGACAGGATCTAATGTGTAAGTCTTGATGTGTCCCTGGTCATCTTCATAAAGAACTTTAATACCAGCATAAGTGCTTTTCTTAACAGCGCACCATTTATCAGTCTTGGGGTTTAGAGTCTGGTAACAAAGTCTGTCACCTCTCTTAGTTGTCTCAATCCAATATTTTCTCTTGGTTTTAAGAGTGTATCCCCAGGGATAATTTTCAACTGTCACAGCGTTGTCAGCTGCATCCTTGTTATAAATAATAGTCATTATTTCTCCTCCTCATAATTGTAGGGAATACCACAATCTTCATTAGTGTTACAGCCGCCACAAGTATATTTATAATTAAGCCAATCTTCCGCAGGTGTGAATTTTTGACCGCCGCACTCATAGAATTCCCACTGGTTATCCCAAAACCATCTATAACCTGTTGGTTTACCAAGTTTGATTTTTTTGTTGCATTTGTTGCAAATTGTTTCTTTAGTCATTAGTCAACCTCCAACTCTAACTCGCCGTTATTAGCTAACTTGGCTACCACAGGATCTTCTAATAAATAGTTCACTGTCTTAGTCCAGTTGGCCTTTGGCTCTATCACATAACATGTCTCACATGTCTTAACCAAGATTCCGCAATCTTCGTAAAGATCACCCCAACAAACAACATTCTTAATTGTCACATTTTTCATTTTTTACTCCTTTTAAATTAACAACCACATTCATATATTACACTATACTACTCTATTGTCAACACTCATACTGCAATTAATAGTAATAAATAGTTAATAGTGTTGTATTTAAGCTATAATTAATCGGATTATGACAAATAAAATGCCAAAAAAACGAGGAAGGAAACCCATAAATATTGACCTGGAAAGGGTTGAATATCTGGCGTCTTTGAACATGGGAATCATGGATATATGCCGTAGCCTGGGGATAGGATGGGACACGTTCAATAAACATAGGAATAAAAAAAACTCGGAATTAAAGGAGAGATTGGACGCAGGGAAAGCGCGAGGACTTCAGCTCGCCACGTCCAAGCTCATGGAAAAAATCCAGGACGGTGACTTCAACTCCATCCAGCTCTACCTCAAATCAGCTGACAGAGACACCTGGGCGGAAAAACAAACAGTTGAACATAATCTAAATTTAAGTGACGTACTCACGCAGGCTCGGGCGCGCGTGATAGATCACAAGCCAGGCAAACCCGAGCAGCTAATCAAGATCCCGCGCGAGAGCGAAGGCGCGAAGGAGTGAGCGTGCTAGCTAGCCCCCCCCGTGTGTTTTTTCCTGGGCGCTTTATATAGAGAACTACTGAACTAAAATTTTTTAATTTTTTTTAATATGAAATATGGAATAAAACAAGAACGAGAACTGATGACCGAGCTATGGTCAGGACCAATTAAAGACAATCCAGTAAACTTTGTTAAGTATGTCTTCCCATGGGGACAGAAGGACACCCCCCTGGAAGAGTTTAAAGGACCAAGAAAGTGGCAAGAAAAAATTTTAATGGAAATGGCGGTTCACATACAAAGAAACAATGTCCTGGATCTACCAGAGATGTTCAGGTTGGCAGTGGCATCTGGACGTGGTATTGGAAAGTCAGCTTTAGTTGCCTGGATCATTATATGGATGTTATCAACCAGGTTGGGATCAACCATTATTGTTACCGCCAACACCGAACAACAGCTCAGATCAAGAACATGGGCGGAGCTAGGTAAGTGGCTTACGCTGTCTATAAACTCTCATTGGTTTACCAAGACTGCCACCACGATTAAACCAGCTCCCTGGTTTGAAGAGGCGCTCATTAACGACCTCAAGATAGACACTGGTTACTACTACGCCCAGGCACAGCTCTGGAGCGAAGAGAATCCAGACGCCTTCGCGGGTATTCATTCCTCCTACGGAGTTTGCTTAATCATGGATGAGGCTTCTGGTATTCCCGCGCCCATCTACTCTGTCTCCGAGGGTTTCTTTTCAGAGCCTACGGCAAATAGATACTGGCTTACCTTCTCCAACCCGCGTAGA